AAGAACTATTAAGTCTCTATTCTAAGATTTATAAATAATTTTGTCCCCCTTTTAGTTTATAAATTTTCTGAGAACAAATACCTTTTCTAATATATAAATTATGAAAGAGATGTTAGAAAATATTCCAGAAAAAACTTTACCTATTGAAGAAATCACAGAATTTGTTAATAGAATTGAATCAAGAGGTGGTATGGCTTCAAAAGAAGAAATATTCGTAGAACTATTAGGATTCTCAGAATGGTGTAAAAGACACTTAGATGGTAAATCAGCAAATGACCAAATAAGTGCAATTTGGTTTGAATTAAAAAGAATTGTTAAAGAGGGATTCAAATTAAAGAAAGTCTATTTGAAGACTGGTAAAACTCCTTGTGTTAGTTGCGAAATAAATTATAATACATCAGGTTCTAAGTTCTGTGGTATTTGTAAGAGTGAGAGAAAGAGGGCTAAAAAGAATGGATTATGTACTCAATGTTTAGTTCGTCCATTCCATGTTAGTTCAGCTGGATTAAAGAAGAATCTATGTACAGAATGTTATAGATTCAATGTTAGAAAGTATTATAATGAGAGTATGAGGGCCAAAGGTAAAGAATACGTTAGACAACCAAAAGGTGGTATGGAACGTGTTAATCTTGCTATAGAAGAGTGTTATGAAAAAGGTATAACTCCTACTAAAGAAATATTGATTGAAATGACTAAACTATCTATGAGTACAATAAACACTTATTGTTATAAGAATAAAACCTTATTAAGTACAAATCCTAAGATATACAAGAATAGATTAAGTACTAGGGAGAAGATTGAGAAAGCAGTTAATGAGCTTAAATCAAAAGGTATTGTTATTACTAGAATTGGATTATCAAATATATGTGATGTTGGTGTTAATACAATATCAAACCATTATGATGTTCAAACAGATAAGTTTTATTGAGAATCACCCATATTATTGAACTTAGCATTAAGAGCCTTGAATCCGAAACGATTCTTTATTATCTTTGTGATCCCTGGAGGTAACCAACCTAGTTCACCAGCATTTTCAATAAAACTAATTAAATAAGTTCCATACAATCCACCCATTACAATTGATGGTAAGTAGTGGAATAAGAAGTTATTACGAGCAAGCATCCAACTAACAAATATTAGAATTGAATTGAATATTAGGAGAATCCAAATCCTCATAAACTTTCTTGATGAAAATTGCTTATTCATTATAGCTTTTGTTGTACCAGTTATTAAATCAATACCCATTAAGAAGTAAAGACATAGAATAGGTTCAAAGTTCTGATTGAAGAAATTAGTAAAGTAACCAATTACACCAGTTATAATAGAAGCGAAGAATACCGCTTTTGCATATTTCATACCTAGAGCAGTATATAGTAATTCTCCTATTCCATCAAAACCATATAAATTACTCAAATGTTTCATCAATTTTATTTTTTCTATTGTAAGTCTTCTTACTTTTATGTTTATTAACCTTTCTTCTTCTATGAAAATCTAGCATACCTATAACTCTATGCTTAATTCTCTTAACCTTTTTCATTACCAACATGAACATTTTCCTGTGCAACTGCAACCAAAATAGAATCCACCAGAATATCTAGTTCCTGAATCAGCAGATGGATTACCTGGTTGATTGTAAAGTGGAAACTTACTAGAATTGTTACATAGGTATTCTAGTATTCTTTGAGCATAATAATCGGATATATTAGTACATTTTGTTTCAATGTCTTTAACCTCTTGTAGTGTAGCTGGTTGTATGTTAGCATTTACTACTTTAACGACCCCGGCACCTCTTATCTGTACAGAAATGAATGGAATACTTCTAGCAACAGTTGCGTAAGCCAGATAAGGTCTAATGAGGTCAAGAAGAATCATCTCATCAGTAGTTAAGTTACTATCCTCAGTTCCTTGTTTAAGTCTATTATAAAGCAATTCCCCAACCATACTTCTAACATCTATTTCTTCAGATATCTTTAAGAATGGTAGAATTATCTTGATATCAACGAAGTCACCAATTGGGGTGTATCTTTTAATCCATTCTTCTGTAATTAACCAGTAGTCCATCTATATATGTTATTTTTTGTTTATTGGGTTTCTTGTTAAGAATTCAACATCAGATGCGAATCCATTTATCTTAACTAATTTGTTGAATGTTTCTTCTAATACTGATTTCTCATCTACGATTGCAGTATTGTAGAAAATATTCCAAGCTACTTCTAAATCAGCTGGAGCAAATCCTGAAATTCCAGGAAGACCAACCAATTCTTTTGAAGTTACCATATGACCAGCAACAATTGAGTTCTCAACTTGAACTTTTAATTCTTGCATTTGTTTGTCAATATTCTCTACTGTTATTGGTGTTATTTCAGGTTCTTGGTCTTTACCATTTGAGAATATAACAGCAATCTTTTGCATTGCTTTTCTTGGAGAGAATTGAGATCTCAAATTGTTTATAATTGTATCTGCTTCTTCCTTTGATTGTGGTTTAACAGGAAATTTAATTATAACAGAAGGTGTAAATCCATTATCCAATGAATTTAAGTTCCATTTAGAAATCATTTCAGATGCTTTAATATCTGATAAGGCTCCAAAGTATGGAGGTCTTCCAAAGTATTCTTGACCAGGCCAGTAGTTTCTAACATAAAGTAATTGATTATGATTAAAAGGCCAAGTTTCTAAATCAACATTACCAGGATTCTTAGCATTTTCATCAAAAGCTTGTATCTGAGTTGTATCACCTCTTCTCGTACTCCAATCATCTTTGTAATAATAATGAGTTATGTCCCCCTCTTCGTTCTTAATAGCTGGTCTAATCTTAGTCCAAGGAATGTAATTAACACCAGCAATCTTTTTGAAATCAACACTCCAAACAATTTCTAGACAGAAATTACCTGATATAGTCCAATCAAGTGCAATCCATCTCTTAATATCTTTCCAATTTTGTTTGAAGAAAGCATTTGTGATAAATGATTTTAGAATCACAGATTGACTAACCTCAGCTGTCTTCTCCCATTCTTTCATTAGGATTCCATCAACTAAGAAATCATCACCAGCAGTTAACTTACTCTTATTAATAACAATTGCGTTATGAAGAGCAGAACCATCTAAGTATTCATTAAGTCTTATTGGGTATAGATTATCATCTCCATATTCAACCCAACCACTTCTATTATTTTCTTTGATTGTTGGAATTTCTATCTTAGATAGTTCTACAATCATTTCTCTATAACTAGGTATCTGAACTTCTACTGAAGAAGTTATTGGTTTAATTTCTTGTTTACCTAGGTTGATTCCAAATAATTTCATATTTATCTTTTTATTTTATATTGTATCTAATGGTCTAACTTGTACATAACCTGATTCTAATTTATCTTCAATTAGGTCAGGGTCAACTCCAATTACATCACATGGTTGTAAATATATATCATAGAAATATAAACCAGTGTTCTCCAGAAATATTTTACCATCTAATATATCTACCTCTGATATATCTTCTACTAAAGTAATCTCGAAATAATTATATCTACCTGTGAAGCTAGATAAATCATTAGCTGTAAAGTAAATAGATTGCCCAGTTAATATATGCATAAATTTAAATACTGGCGTATAACAAAGTGTATTACATGGTAGTTTCTCATTTAGAGTTACTGTAACAACTTGTGGAGTGTATATACCTTTTACTAAGTTAATCATAATAGTAATTAAGAATTAGGGTTTTTTTGTTTTAATAGAAATAGAAAAAGGGGCAATTAAGCCCCTTTTTCTTATAAATCATCACATTAAATACGATAATTAGATAGCAATTAATGCTGGAATTATCGCTGGGTCTATTGGATAAGCCCTTTGTGGTTCTTCAGAAACAATTGTAATTGTGTAACCATTTTGGTCAGCCTTAGCTGTACCTGAGGTTGCAACGTTAGTTGTTACGAAAGCACCATCATCAGCGCCAAATAACCAATAAGTACCATTAGTTTTCTTAACGATATAACCGATTACGGCTTTATCTAAGAGCATTAATTGGTCTCTCTTTACTTTCTCCCATCTGTCTAGGACGATGGTTGAAGTTTGAGTGTAGAATAGTGAACCAGTTGTTAAGTCTTTTGTTAACTCCTCCTGAACGGAAGCTGTGTTCCTTCTAAATGTGTAGGTGAAGAAAGAAGCAGTACCCAAAGTTAATGGGTCAGTTATTGAAGAGACTGTACCACCTGTAAGTGTATAAGAGAAATCTTCGAAGTTGGTTAAGTAGATTTCCTGAACACCACCTGGGTTAGTGTCGCAAGAAAGACCATTTAGACCGTCTGTAATTTTAGCACAAGGTTGAAAAGCCATTTTTATTTATTTATTTTTTTAGATTATGGAGGGGGAATTTAACCCCCTCCTATAACCTTAATTTGATTAAGAGTATTTTACACACTCATTTTCCATCTTGATAACAACACCAAACTTCCATCTTGCGACGAGTCTGTATGCGTTCTCACCTAGAGTCTCTAAGGTAGAGATAACTCTAACCTCACTCCAGTCACTTAGTAAGTCAACACCAATAGCGATGTTGTCAGGAGCACAAGCGAACATTTTCTTAGTTCCGATGTAAGGAGCAACAACCATTGGGATACCAGCGTATCTTAAGTCCTTTGAGTTTGTTGAATTTAGACCGTAAGCTAAGTTACCCTGAGCTATTACGTAAGCATCAGCGATATCCTGAGATACATATATCTTCCAAACTTTACCAGAAGATTTAACGTTAGCAGGCATTGCTAGGTAGACTTTTGCCAATTCAGCCTCAACGTTAGCTGGGGTAATAGCACCACCTATAGCAGCAACCTGGATAACACCAGATGCAACTCCGGATTGAATTAGAAGACCATCACATAGTCCTAAGTAACCAACACCACCATCAGCATCACCGTTCCAAAGAACGTTTTGCATGTTGTTACCGATTGTTCCAGCCAACTCACTTAGTAAGTAGGAGCTGAAGTCGTTTGGTGTAGGTGCATTGTTAGAACCAGCAGGTAGATTTAGTGAAAGGAAAGTAGGTTCTACTTCACTTCTGCAAACTCTTTCATTTATTTTGAAAGAACATACATTAAGGATAGCAGGGTCAAGGGTGATTGAACCAGTTGCACCGAAATCACATGAATCGGGAACGACATGTCCTGCTAGGGTTACTCTAGGAATTCTTAATACGTTCTGTTGTGAATCATAAACTTGGAATTCAGATAGAACGGTATTGTCAAATAGAGCGGCTGAGTAGAAGTCAAAAGACTGTTTCCCAACGAAAGTTACATTACTTGTTAAAGCCATTTTTTGTTTTTTATTTTTTTAGAGTTTACCTAACTCTTGGTAGGATTTTTTTAACTTACTTGAATAGGAATCTTTTACCTCTGCGTTTAGGACTTCCTTTTCTTTTTTCTTGAATACAAAGCTTTTTGAACCAGGAGTGTTTGACTTTAGGTTCTCAACTTCCTTTTCTAATTCTTCGTTCTTCTCTGACTTGTTTTTCAATTCAGTCTCAAGAATTTCGATTCTTGATTGTAGTTCAGATATAATCGTCATTACTTCTGACTTAAGAGCGTATTCCTTAGAAGTCTCTTCGGTTGCTGAATCTTCTTCATCAGGAGCCTCAGTTGATTCAGCTGGTAATATCTCAACAACTACACCATCTCTAGTAACAATTCTATTACCATCTCCATCGATGTGTTCACCATCAGGAGCAGCTAGGGTTAGTTCAGCATCAGTGAAGACGGATACACCGACTTCAATGGTCTCACCATCCCAATAGATTATTGTACCATCTTGTAGAGTTGCCTCACCAAGTTTTTCAATATTCTTTTTATCCATTTTTAATAATTTTTTTTCTATTACTGAGTTTTTATCTATTTCAACTGAAAAGCCTCTGACCTTTCCTGATTTTATAAAATCGTTCCAGTAATTCTTATCAGTTATTTGCATAACTCCAACCCAAGTACCATTTTCTAGATTTAGGTTATATTTTGTATTTGCTTTATCATTTTCAGAATCCTCGATAATCCAATCTTCTAGTAGGAAAGCAGGAGCCTCATTTTCTTGATGTTCAATGTTAACAGAGAACATATCATTATTCTTTTTAAAAGTAGCTCTAGCTTTTTCAACTGCTTCTTCTGAAAACTTAACATAACCTTCTAAACTAGTTCTCCAAAATTCCTTGTTAGGAATTAGAATAGGTCCAATGACCCTCATCTTTTCTTCGTTTAAATTAAAGTTGTGAGTTTCAATTTCTTTCTTTCTGACTTCGACTTCCTCTTTAGAGAAAGCTACGAAATCAACTTCCATAGCTGGTGATAAGACTTGACTTATTCTAAATATTCCTAATCCTTCACCTTCATTAATATCCCACATATATACTTTTTTAGTATCCATTATATATAATTAACTTTTTTTTGGAATTGTATTAAAAATAGTTCTGAGATATCAAATACTTTTTATTATATTTGAGATCTCAGAAATATTTAATTATCCAATAGTATTATTTGTTTCAGTTGTTATAACAGAATTTCTAACTCTTTCAATTTCTACAACACTTACGAATTGTTGGGTTGGTGGAGGAACTCCATTATTGTTATTATTATTTTGTCCCCCTGCTGGATTAATACCTGTTGGTCCGAATCCTGTTGGTACAAATGATTGAGCATTACCAGAATTACCACCTGATGTTGGTGTTGGTAGTGAATCTGAGCCACCTCCACCAGCACCAACAGCACTAACAGCTGAATCTGCCAACTTTAAAGCATCTTTAGCCTTCTTAATAGCTGCATAAGCAGCAGCTAAGTTAGCAGCTAGTGCTAGAGCGAAACTTATTGGGTCAAAACCCTTTGATGCTGATAATGCATTAGCTAATGTTTGAGCCGCTGCTAAACCTACGCTCGCTAGAGTTGCGTTTCTTTCTCTTTTTATTTCTCTCTTTTGTAGCTCAATATTTTTTCTTTCAAGTTGAATCTTAGAATTATTAACTATATTATCAAGATTTTGAAGAGCATCAGCTCTTTGTTTCTCATCTGTTATATTCTCCTCTATTCTTTGTTTTTCTCTTTCATAATATGTATCTAATTCATTTGATTGTACTTCTAGAGCACTTCTCTCAGATTCAATCTGAGTTTGTCCAACTGAATTGACAATAGAAATTAGTTCACCAATTTGTTGAGTTCTTAAAGCAATTTCATCTTGGATTATCTTACTTCTTACCTCAGCTCCTTGTTCTAATATATCAGTCTTCTTTTTATCAAACTCTTCATCTATCTTTAAGTTATCTTCTTCTGCCTTTTTTCTTTGTTCATCAGTTGAATTCTCATCCGCTAATATCTTATCATTTACTGATTTTAATGCTTGTCTTTGTTGTTCAGATAGTTTTAATTCCTCATCGAATGTCTTCTTTAACTCATCCAATGAACCAAGTACACCGATTCCAGCTCCAATATTTTGGAATATAGAATCTCTTTTTGATTTTATATCTTCTACTTGTTTATCAATAGACTTAATCTCCTCATCTATACTCTTTTGAGCTATAGACTTTCTCTGTTCTTCTGCTTGTAAAAGTATAAGAGTCTTCTCATCCTCAGTTCCTTTGAATCCTCTTAACTTTATTTCAGTCTCTAAATCAACCTGTTCCAATTCGAGTCTAATAAGCTCTTCATTTGTTTCAGCTCTTAACTTAAGTATATCAAGAGAAGTTTGTTTCTCTTTATCTACCTTGTTATTTTTGATATCATCGAGCTCAGCATCTCTTGTTGCAATTATAGCATCTCTTAATTCTTTCTCAGCTTGTGTGTTACCTTTTATAGCATCTAATTCTTTCTGATACTTTTCTGTAATTAATTGTTCTTGAGTTGAAAAATACTTTTCATTTAACTTCTCTAATTCTTCTCTATATTTCTTTTGGTCTCTCAATACCTCTTCAGTTGCAGCTTTTTCTCCTTTGATTACGGATAATTGAAAACCATCTCTCTGTGATTTCAGACCATCTAATTGTTTAGCTAATTCTTTCTGAGTTGCCTCACCTTCAGCAGCAGTTGCTTCAGGACTAAAGAGTGATACTTGGTCAAGACCAGCGTCTATTAAATCATTGAATGCTTCTACAGCTGATGGAGCATCTTCATCAAAAACCTTAACAATTCTATCAACTGTATCTAATAATATTTTTATTGGAGTAGTTAAGAAATTTAGAATACCATTTAATATATCTCTATTTCTCTGAGCAGTTTCAATCTGTTGTTGAGTTATAACTCTCTGAGCTTCCACTTGAGATTCTAGAGCAGTAATTACTTCATTTGTTTGAGCAATTTTAATCTGAAGTATATCTTTCTCAGATTTACCTTGAAGTCTTAATGAGTTCTCTTGAGTTGATATAGAATCTAGTTTATCCTGTTCTAATTTAGTTCTATCCTTAGCTATATCTAGATTAGCTCTATCAACACCACTTATACCCTCAATAGCTTCCTTTAACTTATCAAAGTTAGCTATAAGAAGGGAAATACCAACAACTAAAGCACCGACACCAGTAGCTATAATAGCTCCTCTAAGACCATTTAAAGGACCTATAACACCCTTTGCTGCAGCTCCGAATCCAGTTATTCCTTCTTTAACTTTACCAAACTCAAGGTTTAATATACCTTCCTTTGTTAAAGCTAGTGAATTTCTAAACTGCTCAATAGGAGAACCACTTCTAATTTTAACACCATCGTTGAAGTCTTCAATCTTATCTCTAGCTTGAGCAGCTTGAACTCCAACATCCTTTAGTCTTGATTGTAATTCATTAAATTTAGAACTCTGTGGGTCTGTACTTTCTAATTCATTTAATAATTCTTGATATTCTTTCTTAAGAGCGCCAATAGATTTTACTGAACTATCTGGAACATCAACTTTAATGTCAAATGATTTGTCTGTTAAGTTAGTTAATTCATTTTCTACATTACCAACTTTAGTATTGAATTCATCTGTATTTAGATTTAATCCATCTTCTAATTTT